AGAAGACATCCTTACTGTAGCAAAAGAACTAAGCGATGATCTATCTTCAATTGCAGCAGACACTGCTAAAAAAGAAGATTCTGTAGAGAATTCAGAAGAAACAGCTGAAGTAAAACAAGAAGAGCAAGAAGAAACAAAAGAAGAGGCTCCAGCTGTGGAAGAAGAAGTTGAAACTGAAGAACAAGAATCTAAAGAAGAGATTTCTACTGAAGCGAAAGAAGAGTCGGACGTGCAAGATAAAGACGCTGAATCCGATAAGTCTGAAGAGTCAGTTGAAAAGCCTGAGTTAAATCAGGAACAAGAAGTTGACAAGGAAGTTCAATCAGAGCTCAATGACAAAGAAGAAGTTGTTGAGCAAAAAAACGATGAGCTTTCTGATAAAATCAAGCTTCTTGAAGAAGAAAATAAAAACCTTAAAGCAGCACTTCATAGAGTGTTAGCGGAAAGAGTTGTAGACGCTAAGATAGCAGCTGGAATTGAAAGCGCAACTGATAGAGGAGCACTCGTTGCAGATCACGCAACAAGAACAGCTTCTTCATTGGCTGATTCTCTCAGAGACATTGCAAAGATGCCAGTTAAAAAAGCATCTACAAATGTAGTTCCAGAAATTACAAGTGAAGCAGAAATATCTAAGGAAGAAACAAATGTAGCTTCCATAGAAGATGTTTCTTCTGAAAAGAAAGAAGAACCAAATTCTGCAGAACAACTTTTCGTAGACGCTCTTATGGGCCGTCGTTCGCTTTAATTAAAACAAGGAGATATATAAAATGAGCTTAGCAAAATTCCGCAAGGTATATGCCAAGACAGGAGCTGGAAGGTTCGTAGTATCTGAGGGTGTTGCACCAGCAGCTTACTTGCTTCCAAACCAGGGCCTGCCAACATGGTACCTTGATTCAGAAGATGATCGTTTTGAAATTGTTATCCCAAAGGGTACAATTCTTTCAGTCGTAGCTGATGCTAATGGTGATGCAACAGTCGTTCCAGCCAATGGTTCCGGTTCTTCCGTAACATGGGGCGATTCAATGCCTTCATCATGGGATCCGCTTGATGGTGCAACTCCAGCTTACAGCTCTGGCGCAACTGACACAGTAGCAGTTGCTTCCAAGTCTGTTCCAGTTGGCGTAGCTCAATACGATCTATACCGTCCATTTGATAAAGGAACTTCACAAGGCGCAGGGTTTATTACCCATGGCTATGTTGAGTACCCAATTGTTGATGGACTTAATAATGATGTGACCGTCGGTTCCTTAATCAGAGCTGACCACATGGGTCGCCCAGTGGTGCTAACATCAACACTGTGTGGCACAGATCCTTACCTCCAGGTTGGTAAGGTTATTGAAGTAGAAAAGTTTGCAACCAACTTTGATGATGGTCTTCTTTCCTACATGCAATTGCCATCGGATCCTGGTGCACTTAAGACTGTTTTTGAAATCACAAGAACAGGCACCTATAGTGGCAAGTTGGGCATCCGCTCAAACCTGGATGTAACAAACGTGCTTGGCGCATTCCGTGTCAATCTAACGCTGTAATATAAAGAAAAAAATAAAACAGGAGGAATAATCCTAAGATGAGTAAATCAATCCAAGAGCTCCTCTCAGGTCTCCCAGCTTGGGAAACAGCATTAACTGAGGACGGTTATATCGATGGAGATAATAGAGTAACCATTAAAGAGGCATTTGCATCACCAGATGCAGCTGCACTTTTTCCTAAAGTCATCTCCCGTACATTAAAGGAAGCAGCTGAGCCACAATTATTGGTTACGCCACTTCTTTCAACTGTACGTCTCGGCAAGGGACGCTCTTTGGAGTTCCCAGCAGTTAATGCAATTCAAGCTGCAGAGATACCTGAAGGACAAGAATATCCAGAACAGGCTCTCGCCTTTGCAAAGCAAGTTGAAGGCAAAGTTTCAAAGAAAGGTGTTAAGTTGGCTTTTACAGAAGAAGTCATCGCAGACTCACTTTGGGACATTGTAGGCCTTCACGTCCGCGCTGCTGGTCGCGCAATGGCTCGCTTAAAAGAGCAAATTGCACTCAGCAGATTTAAGGACGCAGCTACCGTAGTTTTCGACAACGACAGTGGCTCATACGATGATACTACCGGTCGTGGAATTGATGGCGCAGCCAACAAGACCATCACCTGGGATGATATTGTCGATATGGCAGCTGTATTAATGGCCGAAAACCACATTCCAACTGACTTCATCCTTCACCCACTAATGTGGTCTATCTTCCTAAAGGATAGCATTTTCCACGCTGGTGGCGCACAGATGAATACAAGCTGGGGTTACCGTCCTCAGTCCAAGGAGGGCACGCTAAACGCAACTGCTCCAATGGGCTTAAATGTGATTGTTTCTCCTTTTGTTAGCTTCACAGCAAAGAGTGGTTCAACACCTGCTAAGTCAGATCTATTCTTGATCGACCGCAACGAAGTTGGAACACTTCTAGTCAAGGATGACATGAGCACAGATCAATTCGATGATCCAAGCCGTGACATTCGTCAGATGAAGATGAAAGAGCGTTACGACATCGTTATGCTTGGCGATGGTGAGGGAATCACCGTAGCTAAGAACGTTAGACTAACTCGCAATTACGAGGTCGAGGTTACCAATTCGGTATCTCTCTAATCCTTAGGAAAGTTATAGTTACCTTATCCTAAAAGGACTGGGGGGCGGTGTAAAAACCGCCCCCTTGTTCTTTTATCTATACCAGTTACTATAATATTGTACTTTGATGACTGGAGAATAATGTGGCTTTAAACTTAATACAAAATGCTGCAGTAGGACTTGGTACTGTTTCTGTAAAGTTTGGAAGAACTATAAAAATATCTTCTATTAAAGAAGAAAATATTATAGTACAAACAACAGCAGCTACGCCTAGTGTCTTAAATAAACCATTTAAAGATATTGATACACTAGCTGACTATAATCAAATATTAAGAAGTTCTAAATTTAAATCTCTTTTTAATGCTAAAGATCACAATGTGGAAGCAGAGGGTGGCGATGCACCGAATTCAGTAACTTTGATACCCAAAAAGCAAGTAAATTTATTGGGGTTGCCAATTTCTAAAATTGATGTGTCGACATTTACTTGGGAT